CGTGTTCAATGAAGGTGTTGCCCGAACGCTGGAAAGGAAAGTCCAGCGAGCCGGTGTTGACCCAGATTTCTGCGCTCAGTTCGCCAAACAGCCACAGTTCCCGATGATCGGAAATCAAACCGATGGTGTTGTCCGGCGAACCCTCGGCGCTGGCAAAGTCGAGCGCGTCCCACACGGTGCCGTCATACGGCGTCTGGTTGAGCCAGAACGACTGCGAGCCGCTCTGGCCGGTGACGATGAAGTAACCATCTTGGTAAGTCGCGCGCTTCACGCCGGCCGGAAAGCCAGCGGAGGTGATGCGCGTCAGGGTTGACGTGGCCGTGTTGATGATCCAGCCGCCCACGCCGTCCACGATCAAGACCTGCTGGCCGTTGGAGCACATGCCGACCTCACCCGTGGCCGTAGAAAGCGTGCCGATGGCCAGAAGGGCAAAGGATGCATCGACGCGGTAAACGCTATTGCCCGCCACCCACCAGGAAAACGCGCCTTCTTTCCAGCCGGCGCGCACTGGCCCCGTGGGCAAGGTGAACTTGCGCACCGTGCCGGGCGTGCCGTAGAGCGCCAGTGGCGCGCGCGGGCTGGCGTTGTCCAGCTCCATGTAACAGTTGACGGAGCGCTGCGCATCGACGTTGCTGGAGCGGGCCTCGTAGGACGGGCCGACGAAATCGAGCTTTGTTTTCACAGGTATTCAGCCTGCACGGGCGCGGACTCAGCCCTTTGCGTGGACAGCTTGCGCAGCGTCATCGTGGCCCTGGCTGCGTCGCGCTCTAATCGGGCCGCCACCGCTGGCGCCACGCCAAAATAAGGCAGCACCTCGGCGGCGATCAGGTCGATCATCGGCTTGACCAGCGCGGTCGGTAGATCAAGCTCAACGCTTTCGCTGCCCAGCAGTGCGCGCTGGTACGTCAGGCGCAAGACACCATCGGCCGCCGGGACGGGCCACACCCTCAGCCAGCCAGCATCAATGAACAACAGCTCAGGCGCTCCGACCTGGCCCTTGTCCACGATGGCTTCAAACTCGCCGCGCTCGATCAGGCGCACGCGCCCGGCAGCGCCCGTCCAATAGGAAAAAGCCGCCTCAGCAAAGTCCGTTGGCGCCAGTTCGGCGTCCGAGCCGGCGGAAAAGGCGATCAGTTCGGTTCGGACCGACCACCACAGCAGGCCATCGGCGTGCAGCGCCTTGAAGGTGCCATCCGTCACATCCATTACCAGCGATGCGTCTTCGGCTGTGGCGGTTTCGCCGGCAGCGAGTACACCGCACTTTTGCAGAACACGGTTTACAAATGTCAGCAGCGTCGGGTGCCACGACTGATTTACAAGAACTATTGCCATTCGTAAGCCTTCTGTTTCATCACAAGAAAGGGAGAGGCCGAAGCCCCTCCCGATTCATCAGTCAGCCACTGCGCTAAACAGGCCGGTCACGATGCCGTTGTCCTTCTTGGCGGTGCCGTCGTTGCCGGCGGACGTGTCAAACGTCACCTTGCCGATGCCGTGCATCATCTGCACGCCGCAGCCCTGGACAAAGCCGTAGTCGCGCACGTCCACGGTGGTCTTGGGACGCTTGGCCATGGCCACGCCCAGCGCCTGTGCACCGCACAGGAACACCGGGCCGACAACGACCGGGGCCACGTTGGCATTGACGCCATAGGTGCCGATTTCCGGGATTTCCACGATAACCACGCCATCCCAGATCAGCGAGCCGCCCTGGAAGATGGGATGGTCGGACACACCGCGAGCGCGGGCGTCGCGGTTGGCCGCCGTCATCACCGGGTCCAGCGACAGGTCGCGGAAGGCCAGCGAGTTCGCGTACAGCACGAAGAACTCACGGTCGCCATCGATGCGCAGCGGGCGAATCTTGGGCGATGCGGTCTGTGCCTGGCGCTTCATCAGCGAGACCTTGGCGGCGGTCAGCGTGTCGGCAGCCACCAGCGCGTCAAACGCGGTTTTGTAGGTCGCATTGAAGTTGCTGGTTTTGGCGAACAGCACGCGGTCCTGGTTGCGCACCCCCCAAGCGTTTTTCTGCGCGGCGCTGGCCGTGCCGTAGGCGATGCCGTCAATCGACTTGAGCGCTGCGATGATCTGGTCGCGCTTCAATTCCATCGCCCACATCTTGAGCATGGTCTTGCTGGCATCGCGCAAGTCAATCGCGCTAAGCTGCTCGTCGTGGCCGGTGACGGCCGTGGCGTTGCGAAACGTCTGCACGGCCAGAGAGTATTCGCGGGACTTCAGCGCTTCTTCATTGCCCTCCAGCAGACCGTTGCCGGTGACGCCGACACCCGACAGGCGGTTGGCCAGCGCGAAATAGACGGTATCGCCCCTGTTTTTGGTCAGGTTTTCCTTGACCTGGATAACAGAGTTCTCGCCCGTGCCCTCGTAGGGGAAAAAGCGCGACTCGCGGACGTATTCTTCAAAGAAACGGTCATCCCATTGTTTAGGGGTCAGACCTGCTGCGGCGTTTGTAAGTGCCATGATGGATTACCTATTTTTGTAAATCGACGTGAGGGGGACGGGACCGGCATAGACCTCTTGGGCCTTGCGTCCAGTGCCTGCGGCCCCCGAGAGGGTTTTGGGAAGCAGTGCGGCGGTCGCGGCGTGCTTTTCGCGGTTGCCCGCTTGCAGCTCGTCACTGATGCGGCGCTTCAAGGCGTCGAGTGATCCGCCGGCCTCTTGCAAGGCCAGGTGGTACTCGGCGGTCTTGTAGGCAAATTCCGCCGGATCGGCCGACTTTTGCATCTGCGCGATCAGGTAAGGGTTTTGCTCTGCGATGGCCAGAAAGGCCGTTTCCTTGGCGTCGTAATCGCTGTACCGCGCGCGCGCTGACGATTGCAGCGACTCAATGCGGACGTTCTGAACTTCGCTTTGGAACTCGCGGCGCATGTTTTCAATAAACGCGGCGGGGTCTTGCTGGAAATCCGGCGCTTGTTCACGCACCTTGGACCGACTGGCGGCCAGGGCGCGCTCAATGCCAGCGGCCTTGCGCTCTGCTTCCTCGGCGCGCTTGTCGGATTGCTCCGACTTGGCGCGCCAGTCAACTTCCGGCGTGTCGGGTTTATCTTCTGGTACTGGCGGCGTACTCGCTTCTTCGCCCACGGCATCGGTGCTTTCGGTGCTGGTTTGATCCAGCTCCTGCTGCACAGAGCCTTCGTAGATTTCGTCCAAATCGGCCATAGTTCTTTTTCCTTCAACGCCCGGTGGTCGGCGGCACCTTCGCCCGTACTGCGGCGGCCAGAAAGCAAAAAACCCGCACAGTGGCGGGCCTTCGGCTTTGGTTAATGGTGGTTACTGCTGCGGGCCTTCAGGCTGCATTTGCATCATTTCCTCAGGCATGGCCTGCATCGGCTCCATTGCGCCCGGCATAGGCAGTTCAGGTGGCTGCATGGGCGCCTCGTCGGATTCGCCCATCTGCGGAATGCCGCTCATCTGGATCAAGGCGGCAACCATCTGGCGTAGCTCGGCAATCTCGCTGCCCGTCTGCCGGGTTTCGGCCAAGTTGGCCGCAATGTCAGCTTCAACCTTCATGCGCCGGGTCGTGGCGTCGGTCATGGCTACCGTGTGCTTGTCCTCGGCTGTGTCGAGTGCTTCCTGCATATCGCCAATGATCTTTTCGGCCTGCTGTACTTTTTGCTGAGCCTGCATAAGCTCCGGGCTGGGCTGGTCGTCCGTCTCGCCCTTCATCATCTTGAGAATCTTTTCCTTGTTGCGCAGGCTTGACGCTTCAATGATGGCTTCCGGCGGGATGGGCATACCCGCCTTGGCCAAGTCACTTAGCTCAGCGAACTGTTCAGACTGGAGCGCGGCGAAGTCCGGCACTTCGTCCAGAATAATGTCAACATCCAAATCAGCGGGCGCATTTTCACGGCCAACAACCTCGTTCATTTGCGGCATCGCCCGGATCGTTTGCAGCTCCTGTTCATTCAATGGCTGGCCCTGCTTCTCTGCGTTTTTGATGATGGAATCCATCCGGGTCAGCGGCTTGTTCAGCCCGACAAACTTGCTATTTTTCTGCTCATCGGTGACGCGCACCCACTTTTCCTCTGTCCAATACTGGCGGATGCGTGACCAGATGGCGCGGTAGATGCGGTGCTTGAAATGCGAATGCACGTCCATGATGGGCCGCATTTCGGCACTGCCGGCGTTGCTGCGGGCTTCCAGCGCACGGCCGCTCATCACGCGGGTTTCAGTGCCTGACAGCGCGGCATTCACGCCCACGCCGTCAATCTCGCTCTTGGCTTCGGCCAGCAATTGAAACTGCGCGGCCGCCATGTCGCCCATCGGCAGCACTTCCACGCTACCCTGGATGTTTTCCTCAATCACGCCGTCAGGCTTGGCCAACTCATTGCGCAGCGCGGCAATCGAGTCCACCCCGCCTTTCGCAACCTTGGCCTGGCGCACGCTCATGATGTGCAGCGCCTTGCTTCGGCGCTTGTTGATCTCGTCTTGCAGGCTCAGCCAATCCTTGACCGGGCCGTAGCGCTGGCCGTCTCGGTCCACGTAGGCCGATTGCAACAGGTACAGCGACTCACTGTTGCCATCCTCATCCTGAAACGGCAACGACGCAGGCGCTTGCAGGAAGCCGCCACGCACGAAGACGCAGTGCATCCACTGGCCGGACTTGAGGTAAGCCATGGAAATCAAGCACACCCGGCGGCGCGTGGCGTCAGCCCATCGGTGCGTTGGCTTGTCGCTGTAGGTGTCGCCCTTGCCGAAACTCTCCATCGTGGCGCTGATGACCTCTTTGGCGTCCGGGTACTGCTCGGCAGCATCTTCCAGATCGAGCCACACCAGTTCGCCGTAATACTTGGCGTCGGAAAAATCCTTGTTGCGCGAGTGCGGATCGTAGAAAAGCCGGTCCCAGTGGATGCGGCGAAGCGTGATGGCGAAGTCCTGACCCTTGGGTGTCACGTTGACTTCAATGCCCATCGTGCCCTCAATGGCCAAATTCTCGAAGCATTCTTCTTCAATGTTCTTAAAGCTCTGGTCGTCCAGCACGTAGCGAATGGCATCCTGCGCGGCGTTGGCGGCTTCTTGGTCGTGGTCTTGGTTGCGCGGCAGTGCCTTGGGTGCGCTGCGGCTCTGGCTTTGCATACCCTTAAGGGTGTTGATCTTGGGCTTGATGCGGTTGACCGTGATGATGGGCTGCTTGCGCTTGCGCAGGGTCGCCTTTTCCTCGTCGGTGTACTGCTCGCCGTCATAGTAATCACGGCACTTTTCGGACGTGGCTCGGGCTTCGCGGCTGGCGTCCTCTGCGGCTTCAAACCAGCGCACCACGCTTATCAAGCTGGCGCTTTGGTCTTGCTTGGCTAAGTTGTCTTCCATGAGTCCTCGTCATCGTCTTGGTTAAAAGCCCGGTCCCAGCGGTCGCGCTCTTTAGCGGGAACTGGCCGGGTCTTGCTGCTCAGCTTGTCAAGCATTCGCCCGAGCAAAGAAAAAACGTCCACCTGGTCATCGTTCGCGCCAACCGGAAAGGTCAGCAACTCACGCTCCAGCACATCGAGGTACGACGCGCCACGCTTCAAATACACCTTGCCCTGCGCCATGCGGCCCCGGATGGACTGCGCACGGCTGGACTTATCCGTCAGGCTGGTGAACTGCTCGCGCGCCACATAAATACCGCGCTCCTGGCTGCGCTTGGTAATGAACGGGTCCAGACTCTTGATGATCTGGCCTTGTTCTTCACCCCACTGCACCGGCTTCCACTTGTCCACCAGGTCTAAAAAGACGTCAATCCACACATCGGACGCGGCTTGTTGCCTCCACAGGTCAAGTAAATAAATGTTGTGCTGCGGGTCCACCCCGAACACACCATGCACCGTGTAATCACCACCCTTTGACGTGATGGCGTAGTCACTCACCCCGTAAATCTGCAACAGGTCCGGCGTTTCGTCGTAATAGCGGAACCACTCGCGCTTGAAATAGTCGCCAGCATCGGGGGCCGGCTTTTGCTGGTACAGCGCCGACCAGTCCCGCGTGCCGACGGCGGCCTTGATGCGCTCTAGCGACTCCACCGGGTACTGCTCGGGCCACAGCGCTTCGCCATCCTCCGATAGCGCGGGCAGGTCCAGAACGTCCCAGCCTTCGTGCTTGTGGTCTTCCAGTAACCAGCCTGACAGATCGTCTTCATGCCAGCGGGTCTGAATCACCACCACACGGGCGCCTGGCATCAATCGCGTGTACGCCGTCGAGGTGTACCAACTTTTAAGCCGCTTCCTGAAAATCTCACTATCGGCTTCTTCCCGGTTTTTCACCGGGTCGTCAATCAGCAACAAATGAGCGCCCCGACCCGTCAAGGGTCCGCCGACGCCGACCGCGTAATAAGCGCCCTTCTGCGCCGTCCCGACTTCCAGCCCGCCGCCTTCCACATGAAAGCGCTTTACGCTCTGGCTGTCAGCAGCCAACTTCACGCCGGGGAATATCGCGCTGTAGGCTGGGTCTTCAATCAAGCCCTTGACCTTTCGCCCAAAGTCGTCTGCCAGCTCCTGCGCGTAGGTGCTTGCAATCACGTAATGACTCGGGTTGCGCCCCAAGTACCACGACGGGAAGAACTCACTGGCCAGCATGCTCTTGCCGTGCCGTGGCGGCATGAAAATCATCAAGCGCTTGATGTCGCCACGCTCGACCGCTTCCAGCTTGCGTGCAATAGCCCGGTGGTGCGCGGCATCCTTGTAGCCTGGCCACTGGTACGCCGCGTAGGCAATCAGGCGGCTGAACGCGAAGTCTTCAGGTGTCGGCACGGCTGGCAGCGGCAACGGCTGCGTCTCTCTGTTCTTTCGTCATGCCCATCACCTCAATCGGCCCGCCGTCTTTGCCGGTGTGCTCCAGCTTCTCCACATACAGCCCGGACGCCTTGCCGCGCGCCACCTCAGCGGCCACGGCGGCGGAATACTTGCCTTCCTTTTCCGCCTTGTCGCTCAGGTCAGCCAGCCGCGCCAGATGCACACTCAGGCTCAACTGCGCAGCTTCAACCACTGGTAGTCGAAGCGCAGCAACCCTTGCGGTTACCTTGACGTCAGCCATTAGGCGCGATGCACACTGCTGGATAGATGCCGCTTTCATTTTTGTAGCATCAAATGCAGCGCGGTAGGCGTCTGCTGCGGTCTTGCCACTCGCTACGGACTGCGCAAAAGCCTCCCGTTTTGGGGTAAGTGACATTGACTATTCCTTGAAAACTGCGCGCCCATCAGATTCACCCTTGTGGGCTGGGCCGAACTGTTCGCGCCGCCCCTGATGGCACGGTGGCGCAGTCGTGGGAGAAACAGCGCACTT